ACAAAGGCGGCGACTGATGGGAATTGGCAGGCTAGCGCGTGGATATTAGAGAGGAGGCATCCTGAAGAGTTTGGAAGGAAGGACAGGCTAAAACTTGATGCTAATATGAAACATTCCGGTGAAGTTAATTTACATACTCTTTCTGACGAAGAATTAATGGAAATAATACAAAATGACTCTAAAAAGTGAAGCTGCCGAACTTCTTTTAAAAAGAAGGAGAGCAAGAAGTAACCTTCTCGATTTCACCCGTTTTACAATGCCAGAGTTCCGGGTAAGCTGGCATCATAAGTTAGTTGCTTCTAAATTAGATCAATTTGTTAAAGGGGATATAAAAAGGCTTATTATTTCAATGCCCCCTCGACATACTAAATCTGAATTCGTATCTCGTCGCCTGCCCGCTTATATTTTTGGACTAAATCCAGACGCTAAGATTATATCTTGCTCTTACTCGGCTGACCTCGCTAGTGCCATGAACAGGGACGTGCAGCGTATTATAGACAGTCCGGAATATAAAGAATTATTTCCCGATACTAGATTAAGTTCTGCGAATGTCAGAACTACCGCGCATGAAAGTTACCTCCGAAACAATGACATTTTTGAAATAGTCGGGCACAAGGGAATTTATAAATGTGCTGGAGTCGGGGGATCCATCACGGGCTATGGTTTTGACTACGGCATTATAGATGACCCCACGAAGAACAGGGAAGAGGCTGAAAGCGAAACATACAGAAAAAAAGTAAAAGAATGGTATATGAGCACATTCAGGACACGAAAACAAAAAGGTGCGGCTATTCTTATTACCATGACTCGCTGGCACGAAGATGACCTGGTTGGTTGGCTCTTAGATCTTGCCGAAAAGAATTCTAAAGCCGATCAATGGGAAGTACTTTCACTGCCTGCACTATCTGAAGAAACCCTTTCACCTTACGACTTGAGAACCGGACCAGGTCAGGCACTCTGGCCTGACGAATTTCCAGAAGTTGACCTTCTTAGTACAAAAGAGTCTTTGACAACATATGAATGGCTTTCCCTATATCAACAAAGACCAAGTGCAGCAGCCGGAAACCTCGTAAAGAAAGAACACTTCAAATACTGCACTCTCGAAAATGGAGTATTAAGCCTCAGCGAAAATAAAAAGTTCATGCTCTCACAGTGTAAAATCTTTCAAACATGCGACCCTGCAGCTTCCGAGAGATCAACAGCAAATGATTTTGTCTTGGCGACCTGGGCGCAGACTCCTCAGAACGATCTCGCCCTACTTGATATTCTAAAAACACATCTTGAAACTCCCAGCCACGTCTCCCTATTTGAACAGCAATACACCAAATGGCGACCTCTTCAACAATGGGTAGAAACTGATGGTATAGGTAGAGCAACTTATCAATTATTACGCGATAAAGGGCTCCCAATCGCTGAATTAAAAACGGGTGGACGTGATAAGTTAATACGTTTCATCCCAGCGGCAACGAGAATTGCAGCAGGCGATGTCTATTTCTTAGCAGGTGCTCCGTGGTTGAACGAATACGAAACTGAACTTTTAGGATTCCCAAACACTAAACAAAACGGTCAAGTCGACGTTACTTCTTATGCTTGTCAGGTTGTAATTGAACATCCCTTTGTAGAAATGTCTTATGAAACATCATACGTCGGGACTTCATACATTTCAGGGAGCATGAGAATATAATTTTTTTCGTTGGTATATTTGCGTTAAGCTTATATAATATTTGCGTTATAACACTTTACACAGGAGGTGAACCGTGAAAAAAAGAAAATTCAAACTTGAAAAATACGAAACCCCCCGAGACATAACTATAAAAAACGTAGTCTACGAAACAGCCGGAACCGTAACAGACCGAGGGTTTGTTTATGTCTCATCACTTCCAGAATTCAAAAATAAGAAGGTGATAATGTTAATCCAGGATCAATAACCCTTTCTCAATTAATCTGTAAGTCCAGAAACATCCAGCCAGACCAGGGCAACATACAAGGAACTTGTGTTTATTGCGGTCTGCCTACGGACCGCGGTCACAAATTCGAGCCCACCGGGCGATTCACAACCTATCAACTCATTCTAGGCGGTTCCTGTATATGTCCAGAGTGCAATGTAATGAAAAATAGCCAGGATTACAGGCGGTCAATGTGGGCAGTAAACCCATACGAATTCAGACCATTCAAACAGGTTGAAGCTAAGAACATCTTACAAAATCCCCCAGAGCCTCCCTTTGTAATGTACTTTACCCAAACGTGGAAAAAACAAGGATGGCCTGGACTTGTAAACCGGGTAAACACAGATAAAAATTATTTCATAGTTGGATATGATTACGAACTTGTTTTAGTCGAGGCTAAAAAGAGAGATTCCTATCTCGAATTTGCTCAGTCCTTGATTGATAGAGGACTAAATAAAACTGAATTGTTAACAGGAGAACTCAAAGCGAAGTCATATGATAAAATCGAGTTTTCCGAGGCTGAACGACTCAAAGAACTATCCAATGATCCCCTTTGGGATTTATGTGTTTATGTTACGAGGAAGAACTATGATAAGTGAAACACACGAACAGCTAGGCGATTTAGTTGCCGCAGTCTATAGAAAGGTGGACTGGAAGAAACAGACTTCACTAAAAAGAAGTGCCTTAGACATCTTAACAGACCGTTTAAGAGTAGCAAGCCACGAACCAGACGTAATAAGAGCTTTTGAGAAGTTATGTGCTTCTCTGCACATCCCAAACGCGAAAGTTGACGCGGAACTCTTAACAAGACTATACTACCAAAAAGATTCCATGGAGATATTGAGAGAGCAAACTGGATATATTGCCCTATTAGGACAGAAAAAAGCAAAGGAGCTAAAACATGAAAACTGAACATATCCACGGGCATATAATCGCAATTACTCCAATCCATCACGGAGGAGATGAAAGCACAGGCGCAAGAGCTACACTTCGCAGGATGAAATACCTTGTAGACGGAAAGCGCGTGGAAATCCCGGTAATCTCTGGAAACGCGATAAGGGGAGTCCTTAGACGGCTTATAATGGCTCACATGCTTGAAACGCTAGGCTACGGGAAACGGACAGAAGAAGGAGAAGCTGACGACAGAATGAAGTCGATGAAAGCTTATCATATGCTCTTTTCCGGGGGAACGCTTGAATCAGTCGAGGATTCCGGAGCTATTGACCTGGCACTCAGGCGAGAATTAAGAACATCATTGCCTGCGCTTTCGGTATTTGGTTCTGCAATCGGAAACCAGATGATAGAAGGGAAGATGAAATGCGGAATCGCCGTTCCTGTATGTACCGAGCTTGCAGCTTTCCAACCCGGAGAACAGGCAACGAACTCAATATATGAACTTCTCACTGACGATTTCACTACAAGAAAAGATGATCTACACGGAGAACGTGAAGAAGGAGAAGCAGCCCATCAAATGATTGTTAATTTTGAGTGCTTCGCTCCTGGCACTACATTTGTGCATAAGTTCAGCCTGCTTGATTGTACAGAGGTAGAAAGGGCCATACTTGATAAGGCCCTGCAACTGTGGACAGCTAGACCCTACATCGGAGGGAAATCCAGTATAGGATATGGAGAAGTTAAGTTAAGCTATCTATCGGAGTATCACACTGAAGCTTATGATAGATTCCTCGTGGAGCAGGCAGATAAGATGAGAGCAACAATTGAAAAAATAGAAGGTATCCTGGGATGAACCTTGACGAAATAGAAGAGAGATTACGGGCGTTCACCCCGAATCCCTCTGTTTTTAGGCCATTTAAGGCGGTTTTTCACATGAGTACGCCTATATCATTAGCCCATCCCTGGATTAACGGTGATGCTCTTATATCTGTCCCTTTGTTAAGAAGCCTTCTAGGAGAAGATTATTACACGCTTCCTACAAAGATGCCTATCCCAATGGATGAGCTTATCAAGTTGCCTCTAAAACGTTCTCACGGGGTTTATCATGCATCAGCTTCAATCTTTGATACAGATAAATTCTTTTTAAATACTTTTTACAAGAGATTTGATACTGAGAACGTTGACTCCTATGTAAAATCTAAGAAAAATAAGATTCAACGAGGGCAGGGATTTTTTAAGGATTGTATGGTCAGGACTCCTTATAAACCTTGTAAAGAGGTAACATTTTATTTTAATGGGGATATGGCCTTATGTCAAAAACTCCTTGAGAATATACCCACTCTTGGCAAGGATCGAGCAAAAGGTTACGGCATAATAAACCGGGTTGAAGTTACAGCAGAAGCCACGGATAAAAGCCTGTTTGATGGTGATATTTGTATGCGGCCTATTCCGTTTTCTGCTATGAAATATAAAGGAATTCCTGAACACACAATGCAGTTGACTTATAAGATTCCTTATTGGGCAAGGAATAAGGCGACTATGTGTTGTGTACCGGGAGCTAAGATTCTTTTTTCTAATTAATTTCCTTTTTTTTGTTTAACGGCATCGTTACGTTTAAATATAATGTTATCCATAACGTTATACATGGTAAAAATACAAGAAAACTCTGTAACTAAAGCTCTTTTAGTACAGATCCCAAAAGCAATAGCAGAAGCGAAAGGTCTTAAGAAAGGAGATGAGATTAAGTTCTTAGTTGATAGTAGAGGGAGGATTGTATTAAACATTGAAAACGAGGTTAAATGATGGGGCAAGATTCAGTGACATGTTTAGTTTGTGGGAAAGAATTCGCGAGGATTAACTGTCTCCACTTAAAACGACATAACATGACAATAGATGAATATAAAAATAAGTACGTTGGAGCCAAACTTGTTGGAAAAAGAGAATTGAGTATTTTTACAAAGAGAAAAATGGCATTAAAAGAACTTGCTCTAAAATCGGATATAAAATGTCAATATTGCGGTGCTGATTACAAAGACGTTCATCATATAATCCCCCGAAGCATGGGAGGCACACACGATTTTCGGAATTTAGTTGTTTTATGTGAGGAATGTCATTTGAAAGCACACAATGGGTGTTTCAAAGGATGGAGAGGAGTAAATGAACATATGTTACGATTTTTTCAGACTGTAAATATGGAGGTCATGATTAATGAAACAAACAACGCTTGAAGATATACAACCTTCCTTAATAGACCGGATAAAAGCAATAGCTCAAGAGGCTTCGAACCTTCCATTCGAAGAGAAGGTCAATTTCCTGAACGAAGCCCGCCGGATATTGCATGAGATTAGCCCGTTCAATTTTGAGCCTATAGACTTCGTTGAGTGGGTCCCGGCTGAAACCTTAAAGGCTAACGGCTGGAATCCTAACCACATGGCAGACAATGAAAGAAAAATGTTAGTCGGTTCAATGAGAAAATACGGCATGTCTCAGGCAATTGTTTCAATGAAAGAAGGCCGGATAATAGACGGCTGGCATAGGAATTACACCGGAAGTACTGACCCTGTATTATCTGAAAGGATGTATCATTATCTTCCTAGAGTCTGCATAGAAGGCGACGAAGCTGACCAGAGAGAAGCTACTTTACTTTTCAATGAAACAAAAGGCAAGCACTACGTAGAGAAGGAAGGACAGGTTATCAGGGAACTGGTAGAACTTGGACGGGCAGACGAAGAACTATCAAAGAACCTGGGGAAATCATCTGAAGAACTTGTAAGGCTAAAACAGATAACCGGGATAGCTGCAAGATTCGCAAATAAAGAATATAGTAAAGCATGGGGTGAACTTGATGAAATGGAAATACGGTGATTCATGGGAGAAATACCCGATAGAAGAGGGTGAAATCTGGCAAGAGCCATTCAGTCAGTCAAGAATAGCAGTTGCAGACCTCAGAAATGATTTACCTTTCGAGATCGAAGCCGAAATGGTCTATATGGATTCTCCCTGGAATAAAGGGAACGTGAATTCATTTATCACAAAGGCAGGGATGAACAGTTACATAGATTCATTTGAAAGCTTCATGGATTGCCTTTTTGGAAAAATTAAGCAAATCAATCCTGAAGTTTGCTATCTTGAAATAGGGAAACAGCATAAAGAAGACTTCATACAAAGACTAGCCGCAATGTTTTCATGTGTCGAAGAATGGGAAATTAAATATTATAAAAAGAATCCATGTTATCTTGTTAGAGGCGCGGATTACATAACAGAAGCAGATTTCACAGGACTCGATGATGAGGTAACACCGTTGAAAGCAATTCAAACCGAAAAACCAGACAGTGTCTCTGATCTATGCACAGGGCGCGGATTAACTCTTCTAGCAGCTCATAAATTCGGTGCTAAATTCTATGGAACAGAACTTAATAAAAGAAGATTGGCAGTAGCAATAGACCGAGCAGCAAAGGCAGGTGTTTTCTATGAAAAGTGTAACATTCACTAAACATCCAGAGAACTTAGTCTTTGATCTTGAAAGGTCCGCGTGTGTCTACCATAAACAGTATGCAAAGAAGTTACCAAAAATACCAGACTGTGAATTTATAGAGTTTGAAAAGTTGTGCCAAACCTTCCAAACTCAGGATTACTTCTCTGGGAAAACAGCTGTCGTTTTCGTAGGTCTTAACAAGATGTTCACGACTTCAACTCGCTTTCATCCAGTCTGGGACCTGCTACAATATAATATGCCTGCTGGAATACAAAAATATTGTGTTGATATCGCTCCATACATGGGTCCACTCTGGAGGATCTGGCCGCACTTCAACTTGGCAGGAATCCAGACAGGAGAGTACACTTATAGTTACCTCCTGGAATCACATTATAACGCTTTTCTCGAAGGAGTACGGACAGAAAACCCTCTATCAATTGAAAATATCAAAGAATGGGCTGCTGGAAATGTGCAGATTGACTATGATAAGTATTTCTCAGAGCCAGAAATAAAAATTATAGAAATGTCTGCCGATGTTCACGAAGGATACCAAACTCTAAAAGCTGACCTATTTGAAACGTATGACCGCATCCAGCCAATATTAAAACAGTTGACTGCCTACGCGAAAGAACACTGTAAAGAACGGAAAATACCGCAGGAATTCAAGATCTTTGAAACTCCCGAGAATGTCCAGATAATCAGAACAGACCTAAAAATAGATGAATATCTTACCGGTAAGTTAGTTACCAAAATGGAAGAGGTCAATAACATCGTGGAGGCCTTACAGTGATTAGATATTGGGATATCTCCGTTTTAGAAGCTGCAAGACTCCGTATAGCAAAGGTATTTGACGAGTTCGAGAATATCTTTGTTTCAGTATCTTCTGGCAAGGACTCAACAGTTCTTTATCATCTCTGTTTAGAGGAAGCTCAGAAGAGAGGCAGGAAGATTAAGTTATTTTTCCTCGATCAAGAAGCAGAATACGAAGGGACCGTTCAGATAATGCGGGAAATGATGAAGCACCCGCTTGTAGAACCTTATTGGTTTCAGGTTCCTATCCGAATGACCAATGCGACATCATACGATCAGCCTTTCTTATACGCATGGGGTCCGGGTGAAGAATGGTTAAGACCTAAAGAAGAAATCGCTATAAAAGAAATCAAAGAGGACTATCCAAAAAGATTCTATGACTTCTTTGATTGGTTCGAGCAGCAGCAGACCGAGAAAACTGCTTTCTTTGTGGGATTGCGCTCTAAGGAATCAATGAATAGGTTTAGAGCAGTAACAAAAAACCCAGGATACCAGGGTATACCTTGGAGCACGAAAACCAAAAATGAAAAATGCTTTAGGTTCTATCCTATCTATGATTGGACATTCGGTGACATCTGGAAGTACATAGCAGACAACGAGATCCCGTACAATCCAGTGTATGATAAAATGTACTGTCTGAAAGGGAAAAGCGTAAACGGTATCAGGATATCAAACCTGATCCACGAGAAATCCTTTGCTTGCCTGTCCGAGCTTCAGGAGATCGAGCCGGAAACTTATGAAAAGTTGTGTAACAGGCTTAAAGGGATTCATGCAGCCGCGAAGTATGCTAGGGAATCAATGATGTATCAGGCTGAAGAGCTACCAGGAGCTTTTCAATCATGGAAGGATTACAGGGATTACCTGATAGAGTCCTCACCTATGGAAGAAGCTCACAGGGAACGACTTAAAAAGAGGTTCTCGAAACAACCAGATGTAGACTCGATTCACCGCCAGCAATGCAGACAGGTACTTTTATGCGACTACGAAAACAACCTGCCTGTTAATACGCAGGCTATGAAGAAGGAAGAATTACGGGCTAAATGGTGGAATGTCCTGTGAAACAAACGAACTTACAAACCTTCGGGAAGCCTCCACTCCCACGAGGTTACTCTCCTTCCCACATTCTCACGTATCGAAGATGTGAATATAAATTCCTGTTGGCATTTATTTATAAAGTCAAAGTGGAAACTAAATTTCAGCCACTATTAACAGGGTCTTCGATACATGAAGACATTTCAAAGGGCATTTTTACATCCGATGCCCCAGAAAGACAAAAAATGTTAAATGTTGCACAGGAATTCCTTTCAGAAATGCCGGCAAATCCGATATTTGAAACGACTTACGAAGACCCAAATAACCCAGGAATATTCAGAGGGATGATTTTTGGAAAACCGTTCATAGGAATATTTGATGCTCATTGGGTCGAAGAAAGACAGGGCGTAGACTGGAAAGCAAGCAAGCATAACGAAAAATACGACAGTGATTATGAGATTCAGGCGTACATTCTGAATGAATTATTCAAGCAGAAGTACAAACACAACTTGAGGAAGTTCACATTTGTTTTTCTGAAGGATGGTTTCAGATATGAAGCCCAGTCTATATACAATGGAGCAGTACGAAACAGGACTGAAAAAAAGATTAAAAGTGCTCTAGATGGCATCAGTAATTACGAGTTCAAAAAGAAAAGATCATACGCTTGCCAATGGTGTGAGTGCAAGGGGCTTTGTATATGA